GACTTGAAGAGTGCTTACCCTCCAGTGTTGTTGCGGGCAGCAAGGTGGCAGTATGGGCCGGACCTAATGCCTTATGGGTTAGTTACCACTAATGAAATATTAATGAATGCTTTCTTTGTAAATAGTACCTCCAGGAGGCAAAAACCGGCACTGCAGGCAGAAAGCTTTGTTCAGAAAGCGTTACGTGGAGAAGTAGAAATACCTCCTACCAAGGTCTCTGCAAGGCACTTGAGATATGTAACTACACGTGAACTTAATTCAGTACCTTATAATCGGTTAGTAGAACTAGCTGGCTTTACCTTTAACACATTACATTCTTTATATAAAGCCAAAGACTTGCATGAATCATTCTTTGTTGGATTGATAATGTGGGCTATGAGTATACCTGATGACATAAGACCCTGGATAGCCAAGTCTGGTATTTGGTTATGGGAGTTTAATACTGTTGAACAGTTTGCTAAGACTATTAAAAACAGGTTCACACTCAGATTGAAAGCTTTACAGAATCTGGTTCCTATAGATCTGACACCAGCCTTTGAGATGGAAGTGCTAGTGAATAGAGGTGTTGGCAGCGTCGACTGGGATGCTGAAGAATTAAACAGGACCAGACCTAAATTAGCAGAATTTGACAAAATGTCAATTTTGACTGAGTGTGTAAAGCTTTTCAAACGTGCTTATAGTACGGGTAGTCGACCTAAGAAAATGAAGTGGGAGAAGTATTGGAAGAATAGGTATCAGTGGGCACCTACAGGAGCGTTCCATTCACAGTATCCTGAGGACTTGATGTATCTAGCTAAAGACAGATTGTGTCGCAATAAGCTTGACACACTGACGAAAATGCCTAAACGTTCTTTAGAGTACTTCTTAGAGAGGCCACCACAAATAAGAGCATGGGCATCTACCAAATATGAGTGGACGAAGATGCGCGCTATATACGGGGTTGATGCTACTAACTTCATATTAACAGGATTCGCTATGGGTGACTGTGAAAGAACATTGAGTAACATATTTCCCATAGGCGACACGGCAACGGAGGAGAACGTCAGACGGAC